ACAAACCGTCACCTAATGGTTTTAGTAGATAATCGTCTACGTTTTTAATAACATTCTTAATGCTGCCTGCTGCTGCACCCATAAGCATACTAATGCCACTAGCTGTTCTACCAACGCCACTAACACCAGTCTGTCCATGTGCAAAAGAAGGGAAGCCTGTGCTTTCGTCAGCAAGTTGCCGAGCCTTATCAAATAATTGTAAGTTCTCTCCAGCAACATTTGGAAACTTAGTACCAAATATAGCTTGACCGGGCGCACCACCCTGCCGTCTAAATACTTTACCGGGATAAACACTAAGGTCTTGACCCGGTACTAAATTAGTTTCATCGACTTCAATAAGTAAGTTACCAGACAATACAGCATTATCTACTGCCATCCTCATAAAACCATTCATAAGGATCTGCGTGTCTTCCATATTTTCTGCAATACCTACACCAAAGAAACTATAAGGATTTAGTTCATAAGGTGCAGCCATATATGGAATACGTACAGGCTTAAATGGGTTAATTACCAAACGAATAACCTGACCATTTACAGTCCAAATATTTGCCTGAACTTGGTCATAGTCTGCGTATTCTTCTGGAATGTCTATATCTTCGTCTTCAAGAAGCTCTGTATCAATAGTACCCCAGTATTCTAATACTTCAAAGCGATCAATACTATGTGACTGTTCGTAGTCTGCAAGGTCGTCTTCCCACCATTCTTTAATGTAAGACTCACCCTGTTCAATACATTGGTCAATAACATTACCTCTAAAGAAAGGTCTTTTTTTAAGGTTACGCAGTTGGCTTCTACTCATTTTATGCCGTTCTACTACGTATTGAGCCTCTTCCATATTATTAGCGTCAGGGTCTGGGTAAAAGTTCCAAACACTTACGTGACCAATCTGTGGTACTGTTTTAATTGTAGGATTATACGTACCTTCTTCGTCCCAGTTAGCATACTCTTTATTTACGGCAAATGGCCCCTTCAATACACCCGTACCGAATAAAGCCATTTCAAATGAAGTGCTACGAAGATGTTTAGATGCATTACATTCTTCTAACTGATCCATAATTCGCTTTTGCATTTTCTTTGCAGCGACCATAGCTGGGTGAAATGTAATAGCTGTTGGTACTGTACCCGGTCCTTTTTTAAGACCTTTAACTTCAGAAAGCTTTTCTTCCATAGCACCTAGCATTAAGCTATTATAAGTAGCACCGGGAGGTAATTCTTTACCGTCACCAGCAAAGCCATATGGATTTACTTGTTCTGGACTTTCTTGGTCTTGTAATTCTTCAGGAATAGAAGGGTCAAAGTGTACAGTGTCCTCTACACCTTCTGGCAATACAGTAGGATCAATAGTAAGAGGAAAGCGCTGACTACCAAATAGTACATCGACAATTTGACCATAAGCAGCCAAAGTTTTAGTTTTGGTGATTTTGATGAAAACACGAGATTTTTCCGTTTCCATAAATTGTACGTCAGGGCCATATATACCCCGATAGTTACGATACGCTTTTAACCAGCGTTGTTCTTCTGTAAGACGATATGTCTTAGCTTTTTCATATTTATCGTCAATATATCGAAGAATAGGTGTATATCCGTAGTCGTAATCTTCTACGTCATCAACGTCCTCTGCCGCAATACCCATCTGTTCTATTAGGTTTTCGTCTTCTTCGATAGCCATGTATTATTCCTTTAATAACCAAACACCGAATCAGCGGGTCTGTGTGTATAACGCGGTGTATTAGGATCGTAATCAAATATACTAAATCGAGGTCTAGACATTATACCATAACGTAGTGCATCATACAAATGATCTTCTGCGTTAGTGTCTATATCCTCTGGGTTCTTTTTATCAATAGGTAATGCAGGTATTTGAGCTACAAGATTTGTACAATTATTAAAAAATACTAAACGTGGTTCTTCAGTAAATTCATCTATCTGTAATCTTCTATGTATTTCGTTTTTACCTGCTACCCTACTACCTTTACTTCTATCTGACGGCCTCCACCTACAACCTCTACTAATCATTTGCTCCGCTAGACTCGGCCCTGTATCACCCCGCTTATGCCACAAGGAACTATCTAGTACACCGTATTTAATGTTGCCGTCTTCCGCCTCCAGTTCTAATATCATGTCAGCTAAATCTGTAGCTAGTACCTTTGACACATATAACTCTCTATACACTATAAGTTGTTCATCTGGACTTACAGCAAACCAAACAACTCCACTAAAAGATCCGTACCCATAGTCACAGGCCCTAAATTTAACCCAATTACTTGGGATAGCAAAAGGCTCAATAACGTGAACATTACGGTCAAACTCGGTAAAGGCTGCGCCTTCTTTAATGTCCCAGTCGCCGTCTAGTAATTGTCTCTTTTGCTGATCCGGTAGTGACAGAAGCATTGCTTCGTAGTCACCACTTTCAGCTAGATATGGATTATCGACAAGCCTTGCAGGAATAAATCTGCGCTTAAATAAAGGTTTTCCTGCTTTAATATGCCCCGCAGGATATTTTAATTCTTCACCCGTTTCAACATTTGTAGCATTAAAACGTGTGTTAGGCGGTGATGGATCAATAAACATCTTCTTGACCCAATGATGACCTCTACCGCCCGGATTGGTAGTAGCCCTCATGTACACCGGTAAGTCAGGGGCAGTGGACCGTAGACGAGATCGCATATAATCCCATGCATATGGGGTTGCCCATTGTGTCAACTCGTCAAAGCCTATCCAGCTAAACGCTAGACCCTGATAACGCAGTACGTCTTCATCTCTATCCAGATAAGACATCCACAACCGCGCACCGGATGGCGCAGTCCACTGCATCTTGCGTTCGGACCATTTAATGCCCTTAACAGCTTTTGGATACAACTCCTGAGACTTGAAAATAAGTTCCCTCAGTTCTTCAGTTGTATGTCGTAAAAGCAATCCACTAAACTGTGGATGTTCAAAGTAGCGCACTGGATCAGCAAGCATTGCAAAAGATTTACCGCCACCTGCTGCACCTCCGTATAATACTTCACGCTCTGGTGCCTCTAGAAACTCAGATTGTGGACCCGGATTAGGAACAAAGACTGCGTTCTGTGTTATTGGTTCCGGTTCTTTATAAGCTATAGAAGATTCAAGCTTGTCCGGGTTGTTCAGTAGTTCCGCTGCGTGTAGTGTCGGTTCTGGAGCCGAGTCTTTCTTTTTCAAGTTCTTCCGCTTTGGAGAGCGCCTTTTCGGCATAAGCTGCCCATCTGCGGAGGACAACAGCTTTGTTCTTACGCTTTCGCTCATTCTTCACCCGTTTCATTAAGCCTACGTGTGATATAGAACGTCCTGTTCTTTTGCTTAACCAATTTGCTACTTCTCGATACGAATATGTCTTTAAATGTTTTTTAGCTTCTACTAAAGCATCTAGTTCGTTTTCAATAGGTATTAATACTTTATCGTCTTCTTCATCTAACTCATAACCAAAAGGTACAGTTCTAGCTATTCTTGGTAAAGGAACCCATTCACCGTCTTCTTTAACGTCTAATGGTTGAGGAAGTTTCCACTTTCCTGTATTTCGTTGTACAGCGTTAGTCGTCATCGTCCTCAATTACCGCTTTAGGTGGCAGTATAAATACACCACCGGTATTTTCTACCTGCATCTTTTCTGACTTAATAATACCACTACGGTCTAAAAGATCTTTAGCTGCATTAATCTTATCACGAATACCCAACTCTGTAGGGTCATCAATCCCACTAATAATAGCATAAGCAGCTTTAGGTGCATTATGTGCCATAAAGTTTTTAGTGGCTTCAATAATTTCGTCTTTAATACCAGACGTAATTTCCGATAGTTGCGTATTAGAAGAGTATCCAGCAAGTTTTTTTGCAGCGTACAAATCACCTCTTGCTTCCCCAAACAATACAGATATAAAAGCTTGTTGCTTTTCTGTAAGTTGTTTACTCATTTACTAAACGCCTTTTTTATGCTTTTGGCTTTTTGGAGGGCTTTTTTTGCTACCGCCTGCACCCGCCCAAAAAACCTTGTTAGCCCAGTAGGCAGCAGAGGTTTTACCCCTTTTGATATTTTTTGCATGGCGAGCTTTAAAAGATTTGCGAGCTTCCTCAGAATAATTATGACCCATTTTTTGATCGCCAAAACGAATGACCTTAATTTTTCCATCGTCTTTCCTTACTGCAACAATGCCTTTTTTAGTAGGATGGCTTGGCGTCCTTTTAGGTTTACTTAAACCTGACAGCCCATAGCGCTTGAGTTTTGCGCGTTCAGATTCTGATAAAGCCATTTAAGCCTCCTAATTATACTCAAGTTTTTTTAAATGTCAACTATTTTCTAAATAATTTAGTGGCACCTCTAATACCAAAGCTGGCTGCAACTACGCAACCCAATGAATATTGATACCATTCTGGCATAGCTTCAAGCTGCCTAAATCCATTCTGTACTATGTCTTCCAT